TGTTACCTGTAACGTTACCCGTTACATTGCCAGTTACGTTACCGGTTAGATCACCAGTGATACCAGCAGAAGATGTTACAGTTGTGAATGCACCAGTAGATGCAGTAGTAGCACCGATAGTTGTACCATCGACTGTACCACCGTTAATATCTGCAGTAGCTAGTGTAGCAGTACCTGTTGTATTAACTGTAGTGAATGCACCAGTAGAACGAGTTGTACCACCGATAGCTGTACCATCGATAGCACCACCGTTAATATCCACCTTAGACTGTACTACACTACCTGTGCCGTTTGGTGTTAGTGTGATGTCACCATTGGTGTTAGTAGAGGTGATTGCGTTGCCATCAATCTTGATGTTGTCGATGGTAGCTTGTGTAGCAGGAGAGGATGCACCAATGCTTACACCATCAATCGTACCACCGTTAATGTCAGCAGTTGTTACTGAACCCAAATCAGAGATGGTAGCACCTGCAAAGTCAGCAGATGTAGTTACGTCAATTGAAGTGAATGCACCAGTAGCAGGTGTAGCAGCACCGATGTCTGTGCCGTCAATTGAACCATCATCAATATTAACAAGGTCAGCATTTAGGCTGTCGATGTTAGCTGTGCCGTCTACGTACAGGTTACGCCATTCTTTGCTCGAAGAACCAAGATCAACTGCATCATCTGTAGTTGGTACAAGAGAGGTAGAGACAGTTGCATTGACAGTTACTGTGTCTGTAGCAGCATTACCAATCGTGGTATTACCCTGTACTGCAACGTCAGCTACGAATGTAGCATTGCCAGTAACGCCAAGTGTGCCAGCTACAGTAGCATTCTCATCTACTGTCAAAGTGTCGATGTGTGCTTCACCATCAATCCACAGATTACGCCACTCAAGAGAAGCAGAGCCGAGATCGTAAGTACCGTCAGCAGAAGGAGTGATAGAGCCAGTAGCAGATACAGCAGCTACCTTCAAATTACCTTTGATGTAAGCATCTTTAAAATACTTAGCTGCTGAACCAAGATCGATGTCGTTGTCTGTAGCAGGCTCAATAACACCGTCTTTGTACACAACCTGTGCTGTAGCTACGCCACCCACTTCTGTGTAGAACGTTACAGTGTTAGTAGATGTGTCTACAACAACTTTGTTCTTAGCGTCTGCGTCAGCAATAAGGGGGATGTAACCGCCCTCACCCGTGTTGCCGTCATGCTTGTGGCCGGTAAGAGCCGCAAACGCATCAACCAGCGTGTTGTATTCAGCGTTAATTGGGGCAGCACGTACCGTAGCTCCGGGTATGATGTCTGCTGATGATTGTCGAGTATATCCCGCCATTTATTATAGCCTCTTATCTACGGTCGTTGATGCCGAAAAGCAGCACCATGCCCTGAATGCTGTGACTAGCATTCGTGTCGTTTGTTACGTATTTTACTGAAATGGATGTTCCAGATCCCGCTATGTTTAGCTTGGACACGGGAGATGGGTTGCCGTCGAAGATTGCCCCCACGCCGTACACAGCCTCGTTGTAATACGCAGCTGCGCCTTCTACCGTTATGTCATAGTTCGCGGGGTTGAAGACTTCTACATCTTCGTAGTCGTACACAATACCGGTGACAAGGGTACAGTCCCCTTCTGCACGGAGGTATGTCGACAGCTTGAGAAAGTTCTTGCGGAGCTCGGGATCACCCATGTGGTAGAATGGGGTCTGGTACAGAGAAAAGATCGGGTTTCCGTCGAAAGACGTGCCATACTCCTGCCTGTGTACTTTTCCATCCTCATCCCCGTGTATCACGTATTCGTAGCCCCCCACGTAGCCGGAATCCGCGCACGTCGCGCCGAGACCGAGCAGCTGACTAAATTCGTAGCCGATCTGACCTGTCTGCTGGCTCTCCCTCAATCCTCCGAGCATGCCCTGCGACTCCTCACCCGGGAACATGTAGCGGAACTGCGACTTGCTGCGAACCACAACAGACACAAGCGCATCGAGGTCTTCGTTGGCGGTGATGTCAGTGAAGTACGACTGTATGTATTTCGACACCGTCTCTAGGTTCACGTCACCGATCTTGTTGGTTGCGGATATAGGACGAAGTCCATCCGGCCCCATAAACACAAGATCACCCCCGAGCTCCACCACGCTGTCGGATGCAATACATCCCAAGTCGTTGGTTACTTCTTCAACCACGAAGTCGGCGATGTTGTTGCCCGTCACTTTACGGATGTGGTTGTTACCGAACACGTACAGGCTGTCACGGAACGTTTTGAGAGCAACGATACCGAACCCCATATTGATTACACCCGCACCTGATGCAGGGGTGAAATCGAACTCGTCGAGGGGCGCAGAGAAGTAGAGCATGTTTCTGTCGCCGCCATCGTGCGACCCCGCCATGAACAGATGTTTTTTGAATGACTGTACGTGTGAAGGGGAAGAGGGCGCGTTACTATCCGTTATTTGCGTGTAGGAGGTACCGTCGTACACTGCAGCGGGGTTGTGGCTGTCCACAAAGACAATCCGCGAGCCTGCCCAGTTGTAACGTTCGAAGCGGAGCTTGGTCACGTCCGTAAGATCCACAGTCCCAACGGTGGTGATAGCCTGCCAGTCTTCTGCGGAATTGTCCCAGTAGTGGAGGTAGTTGGAGCCGGACGAGGGTTTACGCGCCGCAAAGATGCCGTCGTGTATCCCGCCTGACACGCACACCCCGATGGTTGCGCCCGTTCCCGGAAGGTCGGGGTACAGGTTTGTGTACCCACTAATACGACGATAGCCACCCGTGATGGATGGCTCGTAGTTGATCAAACGGGTAGCGGACCCCGGTATTCTTTCACCCTGTGAGAGGAGATCTCGGTTGGTGTTGAGCCCCCCTTCACAGTATACCTTGTGTATCTGTAAATTATCCGGCATCTCTAGCGCACCACGACTGTAGAACGGAAGTTGAAGATGTCATCAATCAGGAGGCGACGCATCGTCTTGATCCCATCCTCAAACTCGCCTTTATGGATCTGTGCGCTTTGATCGTTCGAACGAAAACGCATCATGTACATCATCGCGCCCGTGATCAGGATGTGCTTGAACCGATCGGGTACGATACACACATCGTCGTATGCCGACATGTCGTCAGGAAACGTCCAGTACTTGTACTCGATCTCGTACGCGGAGTCGGGCTTTGGCGACACGCCGAAAGAGCCTTCCTGCGTCTGGTAGATCAGTTCCGGAGCACCCGTTGCACCCGCTTCGTCGTCAGGACGATGCAGGGTAAGGTACTCAGGATAACTAATCACGGGAAGTTTTTTACCGTCGTTACGGAACGTTGCGTTGCGTTTGAGATAAAAACTCTCGGGATCTACAGACGAAAACCCCGACGGCAGGTCGTATTCTTGTACGGATGCCGTGAGGGTCTGTGTGTGGGTGGTCAGCGTAAAGGGCCACTCTTGCGCTTCTTGTACAATGTGGCGTACCGCACTGTTGATCGCGTCTTTTGCGAGGGCCTGTATGTTGCGGGCACCGGAGAAGTCCGCGTCTGGGATTGTCACTTCATTGAGACGACGCAGGAGTTCGTTGGTGAGGGAGATGTATGTAGCCATACAAAAATATACCTGTTTTGTGTAAAAGAGGAGAAGGGGGGAGGGTGCTGACCGGTATACTTATTGTACGGAATATAAGTCAGTCTGTCAAACCCAATCGCCGGTGCGCATCGCATCCGATAGACGGTCCGCACGGCGACCCACCTGACGGGCCCAGCGAGAGTCTAGCATTTGCGCGGAAGCTTCGTCCCAATCCTCTTCTTCGATGGCGTTCCACATGTTTTGGAACTTCATCAAGGTGGGGGTACCGAGATTGAATGCCATGTCCACAAGAACACGCTGACGTACAGGATCGAGAGTAGATACGAGAGGCATGCGCTCAAGGAGTTCAACCTCCACAATCTCGATGTCGTTGGCGAGCAGGTAGCGCGCCTCATCTTCTGTGATACCACGATCTTCAATGTTGCGGCCCACGCCGATAGTCAGTTTTTCTGCTGTACAGCGATACGGCATGAGTTCCATACCTTCGTGTTCAATCAGCTGTTCGACGAGATCGTCTGTGTTGTAATCCATTTACCCTCCTACAGGGACAAAGATTTCTTCGATGGTTGCAAATACGTGTAGGGACGGAGAACTGTTGCCCGAAGCGGTTACAGTCATGTAGTCGCCGGGTTCAAACACAATATACGCGTCACTAAATTGGATGTACTCGCCAGTTGTCATGTTTTTGCCGCCGAGTACAGAGAGACTTTGCGCCCCGTTTTGACGTACCCACGACACACTTGTGTCTGTGTTGCCGTTTGGATTGGAGAGAAAGAGGAGATTCATCATGCCACGTGCGTTAGCTGGACATGTATACAGTGTTACAACCTCATCCTCTGTATCACAGATCACGCTGTTGGTTATTACACGGGTGCTTTTTGCGATGTTGAACATATAGGTATAACCCCGGCGGGCTTAACGTGATTGTACAGGTGGGATTTGCTTTCGTCAACACTCTCGTGGAAAGCATTGGCGAAAAGAGAGGGGACCGAAGTCCCCCCTAAGTGAGGCTAACCTTATAGATCAACTACACCACGTACTAGACCTTCTGGACGTAGTACTTTGCGGCCGAATACGTGTAGACCACGTACGATGTCGCTGAAAGTATCAGTTGCGCGAACAACTTCAGTCTTAGCGATGTGTGAAGCAGTAGCTGTAGAAGACATGTGGCCCGCTAGGATAGCGTTCTCACCAGCACCTAGACCTGTTAGGGTAACGATGTCTGTACCAGAATCGTTTAGTGCAGTTGTCTTGTAGCAGTTCATGCCCGCAATGTTACCAGCCATTACTAGACCGTTACGTAGTGGAGAAGTACCGTCACCAGTTACCTGAACTTCAGCGAACTTAGAACCAGCAGAGAACAGTAGTTCGTAGAATGCTGGAGGAGCAACGAAGAAGCGGTTTTCTTCTGGGATAGACTGGTCGTCAAGAGCGCGAGCCATTTTCAGCATTAGGTTTACAGCTGCGTCGCCAGTAGATAGGGCCACAGGAGTAGCAACAGTACCTAGACCAGAAACCTGCTGTACAGATGCACCAGACTCACCAGTGATACCAGCACCACCAACCATCGCAGTCAGTACGTTAGCGTCGTACTTGCGCTTCAAGCTGTATGCGCCAGAAGAAGTAGCAAGAGATTCGAAGTTTACGTGAGACTGACGCTCTTCAATGTCGTCGATCTTGAACGCGAAAGCGTTAGCTTGGTCAACAACCATTGAAGTCTGATCATCCGCCAAATCCTGTGGGCTAACAGTAGCGCCACGAGAGTAAGCAGATACAGTGATAGTCGGCTCTTTGATGATGTTTACGGTGTCGCCGTAGTTTTCGATCTCACCAGCGTAGTCTGTGTTGGTGATGTCTTCTACTACAGAAGCACGACGGAAGAACTTCAGAACTTTCTGTGAAAAGATTTCTGGAGTAAAGTTACCATTTGGAAGGTTGGTATAACCTGATGCGCTAGAAAAAGCCATTGTTTTGATTCCCTGTTAGAGATAGTTATGTTTATTTGCTGTAATCAATCCGGCCTTCTGCTCTTGCTGCGTCGAGTTCAGCTTCGTATTTCTCGAACTCATGCGGCTTCAAGCGACCGATCTCAGATGCCTTCCATACACGTTTGTCACCACTCTGTGATGCTACCACGTCTTTTGCTGCGGGCGTACGTACCGATGCAGCGGGATCTGAGTTTGAGGTCCGCTTTTGTTTCTTGATTCCCATGTCAGCTTTGTACAGGTCAACTACACGTGATGCCCAAGCAGCGTCCTTGTTGTTTTTGTAGATGCCATCTGAAATAGATGCAGGCTGGTCATCTAGCCACGCTAAGAACTTTTCGTCTGATTTAAGCTGGTTAAAATCTGGGTGACGGTTCAACAACTCTTTGTACGCACTCTGCACCTCAAGCTCTTGTTCGCGCGACTTCAAAGTCTGAACTTCTTCTTGTAGGTTGCGGAGTTTGTCCTCAGCACGTTGTGTCGAGATCGTCTCCATTACGGCGTATACTTCTGGGTACTTCTGCTTAAAAGCTTCTAGTTGTTCAGGAGTACGTGGTAGCTCGCTCGGGGCAACGCCCTCTGCTGCACCAACCTGTTGCGCTTTCAACATCTCTTCTCGTTCGTGTTTCCACTCTTCGAGTTTGCTGTCGTAGTGACGTTTCAGGTCGTCGTAACGCTTCTTATAATCTGAAGCGGATTCGTCTTCACGTTGGGCGGCGGCGAAACTGTCTGGATTCTGCGGGGTAGCTTCTGGTTCTTCAGAAGGGCCCTCAGCCTGTTCTTGTTCCTCGTCTTCCTTGTAGACCTCATCACGGTACTTACCGCGGTAGAGGGACTTGTCATTGACAGTACCAAAACTGTCGTTAGCTTTATGGGCGCGGTGGCCTCGTTGTTTTGCCATTGTGTTTCTCCTATCTCACGGGGCCTCATGGCGGAGGGTAGCCGTTGGTTTTAAAACGGGGCCCAACCTCATGTTGGGGTAGCCGTTGAACTTGTTGGCGGTGGAGAGTCGCCGGGTTTTGTGCGGGTACCTACTTGAGGTATTCCGCTGGAATGTTTATGATTGCGTTTCGAGAGTGATCAGGACGAACGTGACGGGCTGCAACCTCTGCCATGTTCTGTTTCGAACCCATGATATTGCGGAAGTTACTCAAAAAGTTCCACACAGAAGGTTCGTATTCACTCTGGTTGAAATTGTACGAATCTTTTATCGTCACCGAGCCATCTTCGTTGTCGTGAGCAGTGAATTTACCTAGACTCGCACGTACTCGGTAGTCGACGTCTTTGATCTGCTCGTCGTAATCGCCGTGACCTACAGGCTCGTTGATGTTTTCGTCATAGGTCGTAATCGAGGTTCTTCCACGAGAATCTTCAAAAGAGCGGATCTTGTCCGCAAGCTTACCCATCTCGTCTTCTACGGTAGTCAGGCTGGGGTCGTCGTAGTACCAGAAGTTGTTGTCTTCTGAGTCTACGTTCTGCCCCTGTTCGTTTTTACGGAATGGGAAGTTGGTACCGAACAGGTCGAGGAGTTCTCCTTCGTACTTGTCGTTTTTCTCGCGTTGCTTTTTGATTATCTGGCCGATGTACTGTAGTTCTTCGTCTGTGAAGTCTGCTTCAGTGATGTCATCTTCCTTGCCTAGCATGAAGTCGATGTAGAGCTGCTCGTGGGTAGGGCGGCGAGCTTCGCCTCCTTTTGCCATAGCCATGCCTTCAGCGGGTAGCTGCTGCTCTTGCTGTGGCTGTTCCCCGTTCTCTTGCAAACGTTTTTCGGTTTCTTTGGCACCACGTGCGTTTATCTTTTCGAGACGATCGTAACCGATGATTTTAGCGAGGGTAGGAGGAATGACGACTTCGCCTTTAGATACGAGCAAAGACACGGCGGTATTCTTATCTATTTTATTGCCGTTGTTAGATATGTCAACCCCTTGCTGCTCTGCTTCTTTCATGGCGTCAAGCAGCATTGTTTTAACATCCTCTGATCCGGCAAACTCAACTGCGGCTGCGTTCAGTACGTAAGAGCCCTCTGGCACCTCCATCTGAACGTCATCTGCTACAGTTTGCCCATCTTGTACCTGCTCAGGCTGTTCTCCTACAAACCCTACGGGCCCACCCCCTGCCATCGCCATCTGCGGCAGGGTAGCCTTGCCTTCCTGTAGTTCGACAAGGAATTTGTTGTACTCAACAACATAGTTTCGCTCCGTGTCGTCCGCTGCAACGCTCGGGTTGATCATGTACTTTTCAGGGTTTCGTTTGATGTCCTCTTGGTTGTTTACCAAAAAGCCGATATCTACGGTACGGCCTGCTTCTCCGCCCTCAGCCATCTTTTCAATCTTGCCACCGCATGCTGCGCGCGCAACGCCCTGTCTTTCTGCAAACAGTTTTGCGTATGGGTTTACGTAGGGTTGAGCTGCTTTAGGCACGAGAGATACTGTTCCTGTGGTTTGGCCCATTACACCGGGGCTCAAGTAAGATGGGATACCCGCGCTTGTTATCGCGTCGGTGATGGTTGTGCCGCCCGTCGCAGTGTTAGTGACGTTGGAAGTCACGGAACCGCCGCTGTCAGATCCCCCGATTGCCGCAGATGTGACGTCACTGGTCACGCTCTTAGCGGCTTGTTCTTCCGGAGTCGTCATCGAGCTTGTTGTGCCGCCGAACCATTCCACTACACTAGCTGCGGGCCCAGTCCACCCTGTGTAGTTGTATGTGACATTGTCACGGTTGGTGATATCCTGCACCACACCCGTCTCAATGTCCCCGACGATTGCGGCGTATGGGCCGGTTGCCATGTCGATGCCGGCGTTCAAGGCAGCAGTGCCGAATTTCGCTGCGAGAGCGTCCGCGCTATAGCTGCGCATGTCCATGCCGATACGGCTGTTTTCCATGTCGATGTAGAACTCTGGCTGGTCAAACAGCTGTATATCCTTAAACATCGTGCTTAGGGGCTCGTTTAACTGGCTGATGCCGATCTTAGCTGCAACGTTGCCCGCTTTTTCAAGCACCGAAATATCTTGGTTTAGGGCGCTCGGTTCGATGAATATACCGGTGCCTTGTGCAGCAGCGGCTGCTCGTACGGCCTCAAAGTTCGACGTCTTGAACACGCCCGGTTCAAATTCAAAGATATCCCCGTCAGCTGCGATCACTTTCGGGTCTGGGGCGAATCCCTGCGTGAGGGACTCCCAGAACGACTTTGTCGTCACATCTTCAAACTTTTCCATGTACGCAATAGTATCTTCGAACTCTTGGTCGAAGGTCTTATCGGCGCGGAACTGGGACTCGTCTACATTACCCCACATCGGAATGTCTGTGGTGGTGCCGATCTGGTACGAAGCGTCCCGAAGTGAAGACTCAAACGACGCCTGTGTTACATCGTCTGACGTGTAGAACCCATCCCCTGTAGCCGGTTGGTTTGACAGCGCCTCGTACATCTCCGAGAATGCGTTGCTGTCTGGTGTTATAGATACATCAGGCACACCCGCTGCAGATGTGTACGGGGTGTTTACATCCGTCCCCGTGAAAAAGCTGCTGCTGGTATCCGACGTGATAGTAGATGACGGCGAGTATGCGTCTATTACGCTCGTGTCTGCGGTAAAGTCCGCGGGGTTAAATGCGTAGTTTGGTTCTGTCGGAGTTGGCGGAGTGTACGAGCTGGACCCACTATCATTCGAGGTGCTAACCGCGGGAGATGACGACTCGTACGCTGCTCTATCTTCCGTGTACGTGGAATATCCCGAGTCCCCTCGACCGGAGTAGCCACTCGACGTGTCCGTGTTTGTAGATACGGAGTTTGAGACGCCACCGATTGCGTTGCCGTTGCGGTCCGTGACGTTGCCCGGAGAAGGGGTGGATGTGCTTCCACCGCCACCGCCGCCGCCCGAACTTCCGCCCGAGTCGCCGCCCCAGTAGGGACCTTTTTCAGACTGTAAACGCACTAACCAGCGACTAAACATTATTCTTCTTCTCCGATGGGCTTGCTGATAGTTGTAGATTCATCTGTAAAACCTGATAAAGCACGTAGCCACCCACGTCTACCAATAACTTCCATTCTGTCACAGCCGCGAGATACCCCGTAGCGTTCCAGAGTTTTTAAGGCAGCATCCCAATCCGCGTTGTCGCCGCCAAGAGTAGTAACGACAATCGCGCGACACTTCGCATATTCTACGATGTTGGTCACGCATGCTGATGTAATGTTGCCATCCTCGAGAGCGACCCACAGTTGTCTATGGCCTTCTCGGACGAGAGGATACAGGTCGTCCGTATCACTCCGGTATGTTTCTACGCGGGATAGCAGAGGATGCACTGCATCCCATACTACGTCCACGTCTGCCGGCTTAACGAGAAGCGGCTGAATTTGCCTGCTCAACGACTGCTCGATGGCTATCCGGTAGGTTCAGCAGGGTTTCCAGTAAAGCCATCTTCCCCTGCAGCCGGAACATTTCCTGTTCCGATTGTGCCGTTACCAACCCCCGAAGCGTCAACTGGTGCAGGTCCGCCAGATACTGGACCAGACCCTCCCATGCTTGGCTGTTGTGGATTAGCGGGGCCACCTTCTGGGCCTGTTCCTTGTTGAGCATTCTGGAGTCCCTGTAGTACTTTAGCGTACAACTGTGCTTCGTTGATGTCGTTGACCAGTTCGTCCGGATCGATATCTTGTGAGATTGCGAGTTCCTTGACGAGGTTTGGCAGCTTCACAAACGGCGCGAGCATCGGATTTGCAACTGTCTGTAGCAGTGTAGTTAGGCGCTGAGAACGCACCTCTTTCTGCATCACGGCTGCTGTGCCACGCGGTTTGATAGACAGATCGCCTTCAATGTCTGGGGCAGCATCGTTGTACTGCATATTCCACTGAAAGTACGACTCACCCAATGGTTTGAGCAGGAAGTCGTCGATGTTCTTAACGACTGTCTTGATAGACATGCTACCTGCGCTGAGAAGCATGGACAGACCGGACGATGTACGTCCCGTGCCAGATACGCCGGTTTGACCGTGCATCACTGACGGGATACCCGTCTCTTCGTCGGCAAGCTGTCGCGCAATCTGATACATCTGAATGTTTTCAGGCGCTGTGTTCGGGAACTTCTGCGCGTTGATTGCAGTGCCCGTAACGCCAGACTGACGTCGGAATACTTTACCGGGGAAGATGTCAAAGTTCTGACCGGGAACGAGGGAAGCCTCGTCCACGTCAAACACGAGGTTGCCCGCCAAAGCTAGGTTGTCGATGGCCATACGGACGTGGCCATTCATGAGCAGCTGTGCGTCTTCCATATTCTCGGCAACACCCACGCCCCAGATCTGGTACGGATCTACTTCGTATGGGAAAGCCATATACGGAATTCGGGCCGGCGTAAATGGATTTAGGACGCAGCGGATAACTTCGTTTCCACATATCCAAGCATTGATCTGTACCTGATCTAGCTCGGTAACTGTATCCGGAAGGTCCAAGCCGACTTCACGGGCAAACTGTGCGTCGAGAACACCCCAGTATTCGAGGATTTCGTAGCGGTTTTCGTTGCCGTACGGTGTGTTTTCCTCTTCTCGGATGGTGCTTTCGAAGTATTTGTCTTGGTAGTTCGGGCCTTTTACAAGGGCGTTTTCGATGGCTTGCCCATTAAAATATGGACGGTTCATCAGGCCGCGAACCTGTTGGCGAGTCATACGGTGGCGTTGGATGACGTATTCTGCGTCTTCCACCGTAACTGCCGAAGGATCTGGGTAGAAATCCCACACGGACACGTGCTCCGAACGAGGTACGACTGTTTCTACCGGATCGTAGACACGGGTGCCCTCTTCGTCACGCGACCAACGGTGAGATCGCTTGTAGTAGTTGAAAGGACCCTTCACGATACCTGTACCGAGAAGAGCACCCTCGAACACAGCGTAGCGCAGTACGTTGACGGCGTCTGTGTCGAGCAGCTGGTCGTGGATGTGTTTTTCCATCCGGCGCGCAGCGTCATCTGCCGGCTTGAACTGAGGTTCGCCCATCAAGGCGGGTCCCTCAGCCAGCTGGTCCTTCATACTTTCGTACTTGCCGAAGTTTATCCCCGTTGCGCCCGGTTCTAACTCCATTCCGTCTCCGGGGAAGCCGAACGGGCTTTGCAACGCGTCATCAGCAGGGGTTTTCATGTGGACAAACTCAGCGACGCCATCGGGTACAGGAGTAGCCTCTACCACGATGGGGAACTTCTTGTTAGCAAACAAGATGTCGATGATTTGACCGTACGCAGACAGGACCTTAGTCTTCGTAATCTTGATGAACACTTTTGAGCGTTCACTGTCACGGTACTGAGTCGTAGAGTCGTAAATACCTTTAAAGTTCTTGTACGCCTGCAACCAACGAGACTCGAACGTCTGTCGGCCGTGTTCAGCTTCCGTAAACTTCTCTTGAATATGACCCGCTAGACCCGGCATACTCGCAGCAGTGTCGAGTACTTCGACCTGACCATCGTCTGGATTTTGGAGGAAACCCTCTGCCATGTCTTCTTACCTTACGCGAACTCGCGCATGTCGTTAGCTAGTTTATCGATTTGACCAGTCACAGTCGGTTTAGACTGTTTCTTAGGTGCAGCTTCGATAAGTACGTCAGTTTTTGCAACGCCGTCGAACTGCTTCTTAGCGTTCTTCTTAGCAGCGTCGGCTTTGTGATCGTTCACACCTTTGCCACATGCGTTCATAATTTCTGCTGATACGTAGCTCATGCTAGTCTCCTTGTTGTTATTGTCCGAATAGCTCGGATGCTTCGTCATCGATCGAGCGCATCTGAGGACCCGCCATACCACGATTCTGTAATTGTTGTGACATCTGTTCCTGTACGAGCGGAGCCATACGGACAGGTCCACCGACCTCATCCATCTGCTGTCGCTGTATAGTCACGGCCTGTCTTTCGGGTGAAATCTGTTCGCCAGCAGGTTGCGATTGCATCATCGCTACTGGCAACGGCTCTACAGCCTCATATAAGCCCACTCCTGCGCCTTCTAGCATAGCCTGTGGGGTAGATGCCCCTCGTTCCTTAGCTTCGCTGTAGCGGCTCGTAGCGGCTCCTGTGATGGCTGTTACACCTAGACCCGCCATAGCAATCTTGCCGGCGTTCTTTAACATGTCTAGGTAGCGACCAAAGCCCGCCTTCTGTTCGTCGTTCATTGTGTGTGGGGGACGTTCGTTTTCGGCTTCTTGTTGTGCCGCTTTCTCAGCTTTACGCTGCTCGCGGTTTTCTGCCTGTAAACGTGCCTTCTCGTCTGCGAGTTGAGCCTTACGCTGAACTTCCTGCATTTCGAGTTCTTGCTGGCCTTTGAGGTAAGCCTGACCTTCTTCACTCTGTAGCCACTGCAGTTTTTGTGCGTCCACTTTCATTCGCTCGAGTTCTGCGGATGATTGTTTTACGCTTGCTTCTGCTACCTGTGCTTCTGCAACCTTTGTTTGCTGCTCAGGAGTGAGTTGTACAGGGCGATCGATGAACCCCTGCGATGTGCTCCCGATACCTGCGCCTTCCCACGAAGTTGCGGCACCTGCTGAATACCCTTGTACGATGTTACCGATCTCTGCAACAACGGCTGCAGGCTGACCCGCGTAGTTCTTACTCAGGATGCTGACGTCGGTGTGGCCCATCAAGCCTTTCACCAAGTCTTCCGGTACTTTGAACTCGTCGCGGAGCATCTTCGGAATGATAGAGCGGATCGCACTCGGCGTAGAGATTACGCCCTTAGATGGGTCTTGCTTATCTACGAGAGGAAGCACGTCTTCGTATCCCGCCAACAGAGAAGGCGAGATGTACTGTCGAAACGCTGTGTTGAACTTGGCAGGAGACGTGTTGAACAGCATGTCTGTGGTAGCCGTGTCTCGTGCGTTTATGATCAGCTGTCCGATCGGGCTGTCGATTGGGTATGAGATGTCTGGACGAGTCTTCTTACCACGTGTTACGCCACGTACGGTAACGGTATCTCCGTCCACACGAACGTCGTCTTTCTTGATGCCGCCCGTACCGACGATCTGCTCAATACGGTTGCCCGTAGCGCGATGGTACTCCACAGCTGCTGCTGTAGCGGGATCTGTTTCGGCAATCTTAGGAAGCGCCTGTGAATAGATTTCATCCAAGCCTGCACGAGGTACTAGACCGCGCATAGGGCGTTCGCCTGCCAATCCTGTACGCTGTGTACCGCCCGACACACCACCTTCACCGGTGATCTGTGGGTAGGCGTCGACCATACCGAGACCTTCGACCTCAACCTGCGTACTCAGTACACCCGCCCCCTGTAGAGATGGACGGATAACTTTTTCGAGTGCCTGTAGGTTGCCGAAGCGGTTAGCACCGCCACCTTCTTTACTAAACTTCTGCCAGACTTCTTCTTTACGCAGATCTGAGTAGAGAGTGTCTGCGCTGAGGCCCGCCTTTTCGATACCAGAGCGAAGCGCGCTGATACGACGTTTAGCGTTGTCAGATACGGATGGACGTGACTCTGCGTACGAGATTGCTTCGCCGAGTGTGAGAGATCCCGCTTTTGCTTTCTTAGCTAGATCTTCTGCAGTGAGAGATTTTGCAGGAGCTGGCGCTTTTTCTTCCACGAGTTCTCCGAAGTTGAAAGACGGTGCATCCATTCCCATAGACGCACTGGCGATCTTGCGTGCTGCGTTGTCGAGTACGGCCGCGACATCTTTGTCACCGGCCTGTTTGATGTATTCCTGTGCTAGACTGTCCGCAGACAGACCCGCCTTCTCTGCGTCCGACAAAACCTTTGCACGGAACTTCTGTGCTTCTGCTTCGTTGGTACGGAGATCTGTTTCGGAAACATACACCTCGATGGCTTCATCCAACAGAAGACTCGCAGGAGTCTGTAGTGCTTTGCCTAGTTGTTCGCCAGTGTACGTTGCCATTTAGTATCCGAATACAGAGTCTTGTGGTTTGAAGGTGGAGTCTTTGATTGCCTGTAGCGACTTGTGGATGCTGGCGTATCCCGATGTACGGGTCATCAGCATGTAGCGCAAGGCATCGTATGCGTGGTCTTCTGCCTTTGTGTCCACGTCTTCACTGTTTGTCTTAGAGAGCGGTATGCCCGCCATCTGACGCACAGTGTTAGTACAGGTTTCGAAGATCTTGAGGGTTGGTTCTTGTGTGAATTCATTGAGACCGAGACGACGGTGTATTTCCATCTTACCGGCGATGCGGTTACGATCCGACGGTGTCCAGCGACATCCCATGCGGATCATGGTCTCTGCAATTGATGGTCCGTACCCTGTTCTGTTCCAACACGATGAGTCGAGAACAGCGTAGTGAGGGTCAGGATCGAATTGTTCCAATTCTAGTATTTTAGCAGCCAACTGCTCTGCTGTAAAGTGTTTTACGTAAAGTTCTCTGTATACCCAGATGTTGTTGTCCCAGTCGATGGCGCCCCATAGCACACACGATGGACTTGCATACCCGTAGTCGGCCGCACGGATGCGTGGCCAGTTGGTCGGCAACTCGAAGGGGTCAACCACGTGACGGATCTTACTGAACTCAGGGAATGCGGCACCTTCAGCCACGTCCCAGTCACCTTCGAGCAGTCGCTTACGCTCTACTTCAGGTAGAGAGAGCAGCATCGCCTCATATTGGCCGTCTGCCATGAGGAAGGGGTTGTCGGTCAGTTTCGCGGGCACGAACTTCCTGTAGTACAGGGGCTCGCCCTCTTTTGCGTGGCCCGGAGGGTAAACAAGAGGCTTTTCACTGTCGAGGTCGATCGGTACGAAGGGTTTCCCCGGCTCGTTTTGATCGATGTACATCTTCTTCACCCACCAGCCACCGACACCACCGGGGTTGGCAGTACATCGCATCGACAGGTTCGGTGCCAACTCGGGGTCTGTGGTACGTAGACGAGAACGGAGGTACTCCCACACGTACGGTGTCGGATACTGGGTTATCTCGTCGATGGCGATCCAGTTGAATGCCTGCCCTTGATAGCGCGTGACGTCCTTCTCTTTGTCGAGGTACGAGAACCAGATGGTTGCGCCCGATGGGAATACCCACGTGGACTTTGATTCACGGAACACCGCACCGGGAAAGGCTTTGGGGTAGAGCTGCTTCGACTTTGAAATCAGTTCAGTGAGTTCGTCGAGAGTTCGACGTAGTAATAGCCCGCGGTGATTAGGATTATGGCAATAACGCAGAGGGTCAGCAAGAAGAGCAAAAGACTTACCGCCACCCGCAGCCCCTCCGTAGAGAACATCGCGCTCAGGAGCCGACAGAAACTCTTCTTGAGGACCCGCATTGGGCTGGAAAACAACTTCTGAATCACCTACAACCTCCTTCACCGACGACGGCAATTCGTTTACGTCGCCCATGTCTATTACGCGTGATTTATCCCCTGCGAGGCCGTCCTGCACCTTCTGTGCCGCTGCCTGCTTCTTACGGGCGTTTTGACGACGTTTTTTAGCCCGTTCCATCTCCCTGTCGGCCTGTTTCAGGTCTCGACGGATCTTCGCCTGTGTCGCGCGACGGGCACGTTCGTTCGGGCCCAAGCGATAGGTTGCTTTGGGTGCATTTGGGTCTTTTTTTGGGCGTCCGCGCTTCTTCGGGGCGGGCTGTTCGTCTGTTTTTTCGATTTCGTCTGTCATAATGGGGTATCAGGCCGCGTATTCGCGCGGATTCATCTGTATTTTCTCTTCCCACGACGTCAAAAACGCGAGATCTGGGCAGATGTAGGCTTCGATGAAGCGGTAGCCGAGTTCTGTGGCCGCCCAGTAGCGATTATTTCCGGTGTAAACGAAGTATTCGGCTTCTGGGTTGTCGACACACTGTTCGATCACGTAGTAATCCAGCTTTTCGCCCATCAAATGACGGGGGATGACCACGATCGGGTTGATCAAGCCCTCTCGAACGATCGATTCTTCGACCTGCTTTCCTATCACGGGGTGAGGACGGTAGAGGGAGGACAGTTTCTCCATCGGGAGAAGCTTGATATCGACCTCGAGAGGGTTGTTCTTACTAAACAGATACACACCGCACCCCAAATCAGTCTTCTCCGTGATCGATGACCATCTCTTTCTTGGGAGGTAGGAGGACTACACCGTGTACAGCCTGTACCGTGTGGTTGATCTGCTCCTGTTTGCCGAGACCGATACGGTTGAGAACCGATTCTGCGGCCGATATACGGGTGTTGGAATGGCGGTCGAGATCCTGATCATCGATGGAGTTTACGAGGCGGTTGGCTGCCTTGATGGCACCCCCCGCGAGGATGGCCTTCGACTTCTCGATGATCTCGTCTGCGAGCGACTCACGGAGCCACGATATCGATTTCTCACTGTAGCCCACCTCTTTGGCGGCAACTGCGAAGTTGCCTCCGTTCTCGAACAGAGCGTCGAGAAACGCGGACTGCTTTTCTGTGAGTTCACGGCCTTTCGCCGGCTTCTTTTGAAGGAGATGGGTTGAGGTTGACATGGATTTTATACCAAAAAATTTTTGGGGAAGAAGGGGTGGGGGGGCGAGCGGTACGAGACTGTTACGTATAGGTAATGCTACTGTGTGGTTCTCTCCGCCGTTGTGCCACCCCACATGAGCAATGTTAATGCACGCGGGGATCTTTGTCAACTTTATTCATGTTGCGGACACCCAACATGTGTTGGATTCATGATGGGGGTGTGGTATCATGAACACAATTCATAACAATATCAAACTGCATGAACATCTTTCATGTATAAGGGTACGGAGACTCCTTGACGGATTGTTATTCCGACTGTACAATCATAGAACACCCACCGGGGTTATATACCATATAATCCCACACTCCCCCATCGACCCCTGTACGGTATCCCACTGACTGTACGGGGGTTTTTTGTGGGGGACACGCACCCACGTACACCCCCGTGTACCCCCAATAGGTTGCGGGTGGGTTGCCGGAGGGCTAACCAATGGGTCGCCGGGAGATGTCCACAGAAACACCCGTAGTTATCCACAAGGGGCACCCCTTCGGTATGCCCTTTATGTTGACCGCTGTCAAGTAAACCCTAAATCCAACAAAAATATGTCGGGGTTGCTAGCACTATCCCCCTCCCCCCCGGGTGTCCCTTGCCCTCCCCCAAAGGTTGCATATCTTTTTCCCCATCGATGATGAGCCGTGGCCCAAAGGTTCTCCCTCCGTGTGTCCGGCCGGTGCTCTTGTCGGTGTCTCCCTGTAATAACCCCGTCATGTGTACCTGATTTTTTATCCCCTCTTGCAAATCCGTGTATAAACCCCTTCGAAATCACCCCTCCGGTGGCCTGTTTTGCCTGAAAAGGGGTGTGTTGGGGGCACGTTGGCGCACACTACGGGTAATCCCGAAAAACACCCCCGCCCAGTATTCACGCCGGTTTGCCCCTTTTTCTAGCACGCCAGTTCCCCCGTTACACTTTACCGTCGTAAACATACCGTTCGCCCACCAAAAAGGCCCCATTCGGGGCCCCGTGTTTGTCCGGTGTGTTGCGGGTGGTTAGCCGGTGATCTCGGCCGGCGAAAGATGGCGCAACAGTTCGCGGTAAGACTTCGCGCTGTACATGAGGTGCTCGCGCAGTGATTCGTGGTACAGGTGCACGGCCGCCTTGAAGAGTGAGCCGTGTCGAAATATGTCGTAGTCATGAACTACGGCGCTGTGGTTGCCCATCTTGTAGACGTGTAGAAACTTGCCCTCGATTGAAGATGGGCGGCTTTTGATCTGGATGCGTGGTTTGCTGTGGTTGTTCATGTGAGAAAATCTCCGTTTTGGTTGAGGGCCCATTATAAGCCCATGTTGCCCCCAAAGAAAAGGCCCCGTTCAGGGGCCCTTTGGTTTACATGTCGTCGAATGCCGGCCCGAGATCCCAGACGCGCTCCACGTCGTATTCTCTGATTGTGGTGTGGCTGTCGACGGTGTCGCCGTATCCGTCCTCAAATGCCTGTTCGGCCTCCTCCAAACTGGATGCTACCAGTTCAAGGGTCCGCTCCTCCGTGTAGGCTACTCGAGCACGGTAGATGATACGCGGTTTCATTACGCGTCATCCTGCGTGAAGTTCAGCTCGAGTTGCGCGTCGTGTCCTGCACGATAGAACAGAGTCGAGATACGCTCCGCGAGTTGCTGATCGTCATCAGACAGGTACAGGTAACGTTTGCCGCTGTTGGTTTCATCCGGTGTCGCCCACTTAACCTGCGTTAATACGGCGCGCAGATGTTCAAACTGGGTTGCAGTGAGAACGATACGTGTTGTTGCTTCGAGTGTTGGTTGCTTGTTAGTCATGAGAATATCTCCGTTGTGGTTACGATTAAAAAGGTAGGTCGTCGGATGTTGTGCCAAAGCCAGAGAGGACGACGTCGGCGGTCGTTTCCTCTTCCTCTGGTGGTGACATTTCGAGCACGTATGGCCCGTTGTACTCTTTCGAGATTGTGCCCCATCCATTGCGGTTGATCTCGCTGATGATGGTTGCGACGGTCGACTCCTTATAGTCGGTGAGTTTAGCGAGGTCGGCCAGTTCGAGGGTCCCGCTGAATCGCTTCAAGGTCTCGATCACTGCACGGTGGCGGTCACTGAATACCAGTTGCACGCGGGCACGGTCGACAAGGTCCTGTGTTTTGAGGCGCTCGTCCATTTCGAGGGTCTCGAGGTCCATGATCGAGGTGGTGATGCCGCTTGTAAGGTCCTGCAGACAAACGGTGTCAGCCTCCAGTTTTTGGATGGTGTCGAGCATCTGGGACTGTAGGCGCGCGAAGTCGGCCTGCAGATCATTAAGTTGATTCAGTACTGATTCGAATGTCGGGTTGTTCATTTGAGAAAATCTCCGGTTCAATTAAGAAAGTTTTGCAAGGATTACAATGAGGAGGACTACCCAAAGTAGCCTCCATACGTTTGCGATTAACTCGCTCATAAGCAGATGCTCTGGTAGGCTTCAAACGCCCACCAAACGACAACAATAGCAGTGATCATGCTACGGCCTCCAAACGTTTCCAAGCGTCAGAATCGAGCACGTTGCGAACCTTTTGGTTTCGTTGGTGCTGTACCATGTGACGGTTGCTGTTAGCGCGGCCCGTTGCCAGTTCGGTGGTGGTGCCGTCGTCATTGATACGGGTCCACGTTTCATCGGTGTGGGTTGCCCAGTGTGTCAAAGCGTTGTAACCGGCCCAGAGAGTCGATCCGAGCTCCTTTTGCTCTTCCGTGAAACGGTGGACCATGTAGTCGAGCAGTTTACCGTTTACGCGGGCAGACTTATCAGACGATAGCGCGGCGCCGGTCGAACCCTTCGCGCAGATTGTCTGTTCCATAATCTCTACCCATTGCGACGCGTCCAAGTCGATTGTGCGCCATGCGTCCATCTGGTCACGGTGCTGATCGAACATCGCCAAGCCAATATGCGCTTTCGCGACCATTGCTTCCGGTGATAGGTTCGACGTGTGTTTTTTCTTTTGGTGGTATGTCTTCTGGCCGCCAAAAACGCACGTGTTGCGGCAGTATTCACGGTAAGCGCCGCTGAATACCTGAAACGCCCATGACATGTCGACGCTGTTCACAATGTCGGCACGGGCCGTGATCCCGTTGCCGTATCCGTCCAAGTCCCATGTCATGTCGTTAAACAATACCTGTCGAGTCGCGCGGCGGCCGTCTTCAAATACGCGATCGATCACGGTCAAATCGCTGTGCGGCAGTTCGGGGTTTGCCATCAGGTCGCGGCCCTGCATGGCGTAGACTTCCGCGTGATCGAGTAGCTTATAGCCGCGGGTCACTGGTGGTGATGTGAGCAGTTCGCGGGTTTTGCTGTTTTGCAAACCGTAGTAGCCCTCAAGCAAACGGCCGTGAGTATCAAACAGAGGGACCTTAGAAACGCGGCCCTGTTCAGCGAATAGATCAACGTTGCGCGGGTCATCGTGTACCAATTCAAAGCCGCCCTTGATCGGTGTGATTGTTGCACTGTGTTGTAGTTGCATATTCATAAGAGAAAATCTCCGGTTAGTTATCCGGTGCGCCCACTGCGCCGCCGGTGTGGTTACGATCCCAGAACATTACGTAACTGTCAATGTTTATTTACGTAACTTTTTTACGTAATAAGCTGCTGTTTGCGTACCCACGTTTTAAGGATCGATTCACTGGGGGTCATCCCGCCCAGAAATAAAGCGCGATCAACGCGCCCACGAACATCAGCTCATAAGCGCTTATCACTTTGCAATCGGCGCGGACCTCTCTCCGTGCAGGGTTGTTTAAACTTATTGTTGTTGATCGTCGGTTATACCCGACATTTGGTTTTTTAGGCTCGAAATTTTCGCCCATAACAAGTTCGCTCCCTGTACCGGCTAGTGTGTTTTGAAAATGATCCGCAACTCTTTCTTATCCCAACAGAGTGAACAGGTCGTGCAAGCTTTTGTTTTGCCGGTTTGCTCGGGGCATACAACGGCCGTTCTCTTTTCTTCCGTGTCGATCTCTTCGCTGTTCGCGCTGAACGCCTCCCACGGCTGATCTGACCAACGGACGGCCCAACGGTCGCCCCACTGGTGGCGCATCCTTACAAGCGCGGAATAAGTCGGGTAATTATTATCGCGGGTCACGTGTGTATAACCCCAGACGTGTAGATTCGGTAATGCTTCGAACAATCGATCCCACATGAAAACGTATTCAGGCCGGTAGAATTCCCCGAGCACATGCAAGCGGATCAAGATGTCGCGTCCCTTTTCAGCGGCCGCAAAACATTTGTCGGTAACTTCCTTTTCGAGTCGCGCTTCCAACTCTGGCCCTCCTTCGAACCGGTGCGCGAACGGCATATTGTTGCCGTAGCAGTCGTTCCAGTGTCCGCAATCGTCGGGGCATGTTTCACGCTCCGTCAGTGTGAGCGTGTAAACTTCCGCCCCTTTCAATTTACCTTTAGTAACAAAGCGGCCCGCGGCGCCCAGTTTTTTACTGGATGGTTTTTTGAGCAGGTCGTGTGGATACGCGGACAGGTCGCGAACCACTGATTTTTGATAGCGTGTTGTTGTTAGCATGTTGCATCCTCCCATGTACCCTCGACGGCGTCCCTTTCCAATTCGTAAAGGATCGCGGGGTCATAATTCCAAACGTGAACTTTTCTTCCTTCTGCAGTTAAACGCGCCCAATCGGCCCGCGTGAATTCCAACTGGGGTTGATCACGATAAGTAAAAGAGGGCCCTTTATACGGGTTGTATGTAACCTCGCGCGCGCGTATCGGCTCCCTAAACCACGTTTTGCCGGTCTCGATCAATTCGCCCACGATGCCGGCGTGCACATTTTTGCGCTGTTCGCTGATCACGCGACGACGGCCGGCTTCCGATACTTTCGGTTTAACGTTATGTAAAGCAACGGCTTCGGCGTGTTTAATAACGCGGCCCTTCTGGGGTCCTTCCATTGCGCGAATCGACCACACTTTTTTGTGTAGGTTAAAATAAACGAATACTTTCATGGCGTCGGCTCCACTTGTTCAATCTCAACTATTTCGTCGTCGGTGATCCAGTCGTCAATTTCTTCTGACTGGTAGTGAACGTGCTTATCTATCGCTTCGGCCTCGTCGACAGCATCCACAAGATAAACGACGCGTTTTTTTATTTCCGCGTAGATTTTAAACTTCATGCTGTAACCTCGCTAATCTCGAGAGAACCGTCGGCGGCGTCGTTGTTTATGGTGTAGGTTTTATTCCCGCAACTAATTCGTTTTAAGGTCTCGAGATTGATGGCCCGATATCCGTCGGCGTGCATATCGAAAACGGTCACGTATTGGGAATAGTTATCTAAAGTATTTATTCCGCCGTGTTGGTTTTTCTTAACACCTAAGCGCGCGGTCATGTCGCGAGTCGTGCCGTCCTTTTTAATAAAGGTAGCAGAAAAGATTCGGCCTTTTGTTTCAGCAACTAATTGATTCAGGATCTCGATTCGGTGCTGTGGTCCAAAGTGAAGTTTTATTTGCATGAGAAAATCTCCGGTTTGTTTAAGTTACGGGTCAATCTTACTTTACAGCCGTAAACATAAGCAACTGGTTTTTAACGTTTTTTTTCAGAGACAATCACATCAGTGCGCGGCGCTCAGGCGCGCCGACCATCGGGGGGTTTGTATGGGTGTACCCCGGCAGGGGGTAGCGTGATCATATCATGACGCGCATCATGTAGCAACCCTTTTAAATAGGCTCGAAAATTCTGGCGAAAACAAGTTCGCATTTTAAAAGGGGCTCGAAATTTCCAAAAGAAACAAGTTCGTTAATGTTGACGGCCGTAAACTTATGTGTAAGACTCTGCTCTCCAAACAGGAGGACGATATGGACGTACGGAATTATGTGGAAACGCTCGGTGTGCAACCAAACACATCCCAGCGACACGACTGCCCCATGTGCGGAGGTCGTAAAACATTCTCTGTAACTAACAATGGTACTGAGACGCTCTGGAACTGCTTTCACGCGTCGTGCGACCTAAGAGGTAGGTCAGGTGCAAGAATGACGTTGGACAACGCAGAGAGCTTTATAGCCATGCAGATCAACGCGTTGCAGAACAAGGAAGAAGAGGTAGCTGAGTTCGTGAAACCAAACACGTGGAAAGAACCCAACGCTGCTGCACGTAAATTCTTCGATTCAGTATATACAACAGGTAGATACAAGGACCTTTACTATGACCTACGACGGAATCGTGCGGTTTATGGATTGCGTGATGCTAACGGCAATCTTGTGGATGGGGTGGGCAGAACCCTTGAAGGGGCAAGACCTAAGTGGTACCGCTACGGTAACTATCACGGAGGTTTTATCTGCGGTACAGGTAGCACCGTAGTCGTGGTAGAAGATGTACCTTCTGCTGTGGCCATCAGCGACTGGGTAACGGGCTACGCTCTCATGGGCACCAGTCTCCGTGATCAACAGCTTGATGAGTTACGCAAGTACGACAGGGTTATCATCGCACTCGACATGGATGCGACCGACAAGTCTGTCAAGATAGCAAGAGAAGTAGGGGCAGCCGGCGTACTGTTCTTGGACGAAGATCTAAAAGCAATGGGAGAAGAAGATCGTGAATCAACTATCAGATCAATCCTCGCTTGAATCTCGCATCTTGGGGTTCTGCCTCAAGTACGAGTTCTACGAGAGAATCAAAAACATCTTGGACCGCAGTATGTTCGACGGGCACTGGGGCGAGATATGGCACATCGTGGTGGAAGCGCACGCACGCTTCGAGGGAAATGTATCACATAGTGAACTTTGTTCATTATTCGATACACTCAACCCCGCACTTCCTGACAGCGCACGCAGCCGTTACTACGACCACCTCAACGCCATTGATATCGATGACTCGAATGCCTACGACCTACAGTATGAGATTGTGGTCGAGTTTTGGAAACGCAACCAAGCGCGTCTCATCTCTGAACAGGCTGTCAAGATCTATCTCGGCAAGAGCGACGAGTTCGGCGAACTACAGCGACTCATTGAGGGATCATCCACTGACCACATAGGAGAGAAGGCGACCTATACTGAAGTTACAGGCGACTTGGATGAGATGCTCGAGCAGTTGCAGATTGATCCCGAGTTCAAGTTCAACAGTCACCTGTTCAATGAAGACAACGTTATAGGACTCGACCGCGGCCACTTCGGCATCATCTTCGCACGCCCTGAAACAGGCAAGACTACGTTCTGTTCATTCATAGCGCAGGGGTACATCAAGAATGGCTTTAAAGTCGCGTACTGGGGCAACGAGGAGCCTGCAATACGCACGAAATTGCGCATCATACAGTCATATTACGGAATAACGCGCAAAGAATTGCACAATGACCGTGTCAACCTGAAACAGCGCATGAAACAGGACATCGACCCCTACCTCCACGTGCTCGACTCTGTTGGCACCTCCATTCAGGAGATCGACGACTGGTGTAAGATCAACAAGCCTGACATCGTGTTCATCGACCAGATGGATAAGGTACGCATCGAAGGTAAGTTTAACCGCGGCGACGAGAAGCTGAAGGAGATTTACATTCACGGGCGTGAGATTGCTAAGAGAAATAAATGTCTTGTATGGGCGGTGTCGCAGGCGTCAGCTGAAGCAGACAACCGTATGCACATCGACTACTCGCTGCTCGATAACTCGAAGACAGGTAAAGCAGGCGAAGCTGACCTGATCATTGGTATCGGTAAGCAGGGTGACGCAGACGTGGAGAACACCATGCGCTACCTGCACATATCCAAGAACAAACAGAACGGCTGGCACGGGACAATCAACAGTCACATTGATATTGAGAGAGGTGTGTATGAATAACTGCAGTATCTGCTCGGTGGAGATGGACGAGCCGTACGTGGAGGGGTACTTCGGTATTTTGCCCGTAACTTTTTGCGGAGACTGTTTTGGTTGTATGATAGATATGGCCGAACAGTACAACGACTACACATCAGAGGAGGCCGATCAAGATGAGTGAACGCCACCACCGAGCCAAGATCAGTGAAGAGGACGTGAACCTCATC